TACAAAGATCATTTAAACTAGTATCTTTTGGATTTTGTAATAGTAATAAAATGTAGTCACCATTTTTCTTCCACGGTTTTATTTCTATATTTTGTTCTCTTTGTATTTGTAACCATCTATCTGAAGGACAGTTCTTATTATTAAAATAACCTTTATTGTAAGTATAACATTCTTTACCAACTCTATAGTAATAATCTGGTTTTTGTATATCTAAATTTTGTCTAAATGTTGCTTGTTCTACAACCAATGTAGGTTTTGATTGATCTGATATCCATTTGTATTTGTCTGCATTAACAGCTTTTATATTACCTTTAATGTTTGTCTGAATATATGCGTCTGCTTTATGATTATCTCTGTCTGACCATTCTATTAATTTAAAATCTTCATGTGTAGGGAAAACATAATGATTGTTTTCATTAAAAGGTCCTTTAATACCTATGATCATAAGTTTACCTCTGTCATACTATTATATAGTTCGTGCCATTCATTTGAATAGTCTTGTTCTTTAAACTCTTTATACCAAGGACCACCTAATGTCCAATGTACGTTCTTTGCTGTTTCATTATAACCATACTCACCTACTAACCAATTCCACTCTAATGGTAGTTGACCTATCATATATTCTCTTTCTAACCATTTAAACTGATGGAGATCAAGACCACTTGCTGTGTTAACATATTCAGGTGTTAGTTTTGTACATTGTGAGTTGTTGAAAAGCATTACACTAGACCAATTCTTTTTAGGAAATTGCTGGTTTTTTGCACCTCTAAATTTTATATCTTGTTTAGGTTTATAATTATGTTGACTACACATAACAGAATATTTAAACGTAGCCTGATTATATAACTCTGCAATATCTGATCGTAACATCATATCACAATCCATAAAGATAGACCACCCTCTATAGTTTGATAGATAAGGTACTAGAAATCTACTAAATGCAAAGTCTGTTGATTGATTAGATTGTTTTTCTCTTGTGAATTGTGGTAAATTATTTAAACTTAATGGTGTTATACTTACAGGTACACTAGAGTGTCTTCTAATACTTTCAGATAGTGTGTGATAGGCAATTTTCTCTCCCTCATCATACCCTATAAAGATATTAATCATAGACTACTTTCTTTACTTTTACCTGTTTTTTTTCTGGCACCTTTTGTGTGATCGTAAACTCTACCTAATATAGACCTGGCTTGTACATGACCTACTCTGCCGTCACCTATACTATGATTTAAAACACCATACTTTTCTTCTAAATTTTTTCTAACTACGTCAAATATCCATGAGTCATGTTGTTGTTCTTCTTTAAATAGTAATTCGTCATCATACATCTTTCTCATATCATAAGCAAATTGTTTTATAAATGGGTGTTTCATATTAAAGAAAATGAAACCACATTCGCTATATTCAGTTGGTCTACCAAGATAGGATATCATGTGGCCTTCTTTGTATATGTTCTTTTCAATCCATTTAGCGTCAATCTTTTTATAGAATACACTGTCTGCGTCTATAAAGATAATACCGTCATAACCTTTAGTTGTTAAGATTGATTGTGTGTATGCATATACTTTGTAAGAAAAACGTACTGCGTCTTTTCTATAGTCTAATGGAATATCTACTTTGTTTCTAGCTACAAATTTTTTAAAAGAAGGTATATCATATAGGTCTTCGTCATCAAATATTTCTAGATCAAATGGCCAATTATATGTCTTTTGAAATCTATGAGCATACTCTTTAAATAACTTATCGTTCCATGTACTAATTACTTTGATTTTCATAACCAACCTTTGCTATATAATATGCGTCTACAATATCTGTTATAGGATTATTTAATTTTTGTTGATCAAAGTCTTTCATTAAATCTACTTTCGTTTCTTTTTTGAGAGTTTGATACATAAGTTCTTTATCTGCATTACCTTTACCTGAAGCATACTTCTTAACGACACTAGGCACAACTGTATCATATTCAATGTTGTGTAACAAAGATAATCTATATTTAAGAATACCGCAATTCTCGGCAATCTGAAAGACAGCTTGGCCTTTAGACCCATAAGAGTATCCTTCAATGAAAATTTTATGATTGATTGTTTTAGAAAGTATATTACAAACCCAATCTGAAATGTTAGCAAATCTATGGATTGGACTAGTGTATTCTTGTATTTCATCACCTATTATATTATGCCTCATCTTGCCAATGTATTTCTTCTTATTTGTTAAGAAGTAAAATTGACATTTGTTAAAATCAAAAGTATTTTCTTTGTCTACCACACATATGGCAGGACTATTTAAACTGTAATCAATCCCAATTATCGAATCTGCTTTCTGTATCTTCATAATCTGTCAAGTCTTCCGTTTCATGTCCACAAAATGGACAGGTTATTGGTTTAAGGTCCTGTATATGTAGGTCCCATTCAACGATATATTTAGTATCACAGTTAGCACACTGATTTTTTTGTTTTATTAATTGAGCCATTATAGTTTGAATTTCTTAAATTGATTCTTCGTAACGTCTTGTTTTATTCCACCCACTACATAAGATTCAATTTCAGTTTCTTGTGGTGCATTTTGAGCCGATCTACTATTCAACCAGTGTTCAACCCATGGTAATGGATTATTCTTTGTTTCATACATAGGTTTTAAACCAATTGCTTTCATTCTTCTATTAGCTGTATACTCTACGAACATATGTAATAACTTTTCAGATAAACCGATCATAGAACCTTTACTAAACAGATAAGTTGCCCAACGTTTCTCCTCTTGTACTGCTTCATCATACATCTTATAAACTTCTTTTTCATTTTCTTTGATTACTTTTAACATATCTTTATCGTTTTCGTAATCTTTCCAATTATTAATAATTCTTTGAGACATCGCCAAGTGTTGACTTTCGTCTCTTGCTATAAAGGATATAATCTTAGCAGAACCCTCTAGTTTTTTCAATTCACCAAAAGCAAATGAACAAGCAAACGATACATAGAATCTTAAACCCTCTAGTATGTTAACTGATATCATTGCAAGATATAGTTTTTTCTTTAAGTCCATCATATCAACTTTATCTGGTGTTAGTGTCCATTGATAACCTGATTTGATTAACTCATCGTAAGTTTTAGTGACCGAGGCTGCTCGTTTTTCAATCTTCTCGTCTTCTAAAATCATGTCAAATACTTCACTTGGATTGTGATATAAGTTTTTAATTATGTACGTGTAACTTCTACTATGAATTGTTTCCATGAAATCCCATGTTACTATACAACCCTCTACTTCAGGTAATGAAACAAAAGGTAAAAATGCCAAACATGGACCTCTACCTTGTACACTATCTAATAGTGTTTGGTACTTTAAGTTACTTGTAAATATGAATTTTTGTCCTTCGCTTAAATCTAGATAATCGTTTCTATCTTTCTGTAGTGAAATTTCTTCTGGTCTCCAAAAATAACCAAGTTGCTGTTGAGTAAGTTTATCAAAAATAGGATACTTCATGGTATCATATCTTTGTACAGATAGGTCAGGTCCAAAAAACATTAACTGTTTAGTTGTGTCTATACCTTTGGTTTTGTTAAATACTGATTTACTCATATGTTCTTATTTATTGTTTTATATTGTGCAACTATCACAATCCTCTTCAATTTGTTCTTTAGGAGGATCTTCAGGTGTTATTGGTGTATCGTAATCTATAGAGTGTTTAGGCTCTTCAATGTCTTTCTTACTGTCATAAGTGTTTTGATAGTAAGATGTTTTCCAACCTAATCTATAAGTTGTTAGTAGGTCTTGTGCCATAACCGATATAGGTACTTGATTATCTTCATAGTTATCTGGATTATAAGACCAGTTACCTGATATAGCTTGATCAAAGTACTTTTGCATTACGGCTACTACATTTATATATCCCTCATTACTAGGCATATCCCATAATAAAGTATAAAAATTTTTTAATTTGTTATATTCTGGTACTATCTGTTTTAATGTGCCTTTCTTACTTTTCTTAACTGATAAGTGGTCTCTAGGTGGTTCAATGCCATTTGTAGCATTTGATACCACACTAGAAGACTCGGAAGGCATTTGGGCTGATAGAGTACTATGTCTTAGCCCAAATTCTTTAATATCTTTTCTTAATTGTTCCCATTTCATAGATAACTTACGAGTTACGACCTCGTCTACTTCTTTTTTGTAAGTATCTATTGGTAATATACCATCTGCATATTTTGTTCTATGGAATAGATCACACTGACCTTTTTCTTTTGCAAGTGTATTTGACGCCTTTAACAGATAGTATTGAAACGCTTCTGATAGTTTATCTACTTCTTTCCAGGCACCTTTTTCATTGTATTTAAACCCTGCTTTTGCTAAAAAGTGTGCAAGACCAATATAACCAATACCTAATGATCTTCTTGCTTTAGTTGATACTTCGGCTGCCTTAACAGGATATTGTTGATGGTCTATAATTTCTTCTAATGATCTTACTGCAAGGTCGCATAGTTCTTCCAGTTCGTCCAGTTGATTAAGTTTACCAACATTAATTGCTGATAGAATACATAGAGCAATCTCTCCTTGACCATCTATATGCTGTATAGGAGTGGTAGGGAGTGTGATCTCTTGACATAGGTTACTCATAGTGATAGTATCTTTAAAACTGGAGTGTGTATTACAATGATCAATATTCATTATGTAAATACGACCTGTTTCTGCTCTTTCTTTTAATATGTCTGTAAATAGTGTTTGAGCACTTACTTTTTGTTTCTTAATAGAAGTTTTTCTTTCTGCTCTTTCATATAGTTCGTCAAACGCTGGTGTTCCCCAAGCTTCGTATAATTCAGGTACGTCATGTGGAGAGAATAGAGTTATTTCTTCTTCATTAATAAATCTTTCATAGAATAATTTAGAAAGTTGAATAGAGTAATCTAATTTTCTAACTCTGTTATCTTCACTACCTTTGTTGTTCTTTAAAACAATAATGTCTTCTATTTCTTGGTGCCAAATTGGGAAGTGTACAGTTGCTGAACCGCCTCTAACTCCGTTTTGAGTACAACACTTAACCGTTGCTTCAAATTTTTTGAGAAAAGGAATAACACCTGTGTGTTGGACTTCACCTCCTCTGATTCTTGCATTGATTCCACGTATTCTTCCTGCATTGATTCCAATGCCGGCTCTTTGTGCAACGTAAGAGCCAATAGCCATGTCGCTACTGAAAATACTACCAAGAGTGTCGTCACTATCAACAAGTACGCAACTAGCATACTGCTTAATAGGAGTACGGACACCAGCCATAACAGGTGTAGGTATATTAATTTTAAAATTGGATATCGAATCATAATACTTCTTGACATAAGTCATTCTCCTTGATTTTGGATAATTTTGAAACAGTGTAGCAGAAATCATCATGTACATAAATTGTGGAGTTTCATAAATTTCTCCGTTTGATCTATCTTGTACTAGATACTTGTCTATAACTTGTCTTAAACCGGCATATGTAAAGTTGTTATCTCTTTCATGTGTTATCCAGTTTTGCATTCTACTAAAATCTTTTCTCTCATATTTTTTCATTATATCAGGATCATAAACACCTTTTTTAACACACTTCTCTACGTGGTCAATCATAGTAGGGTGATCCCATAATCTGCCAATGACTTGTTTTCTTAAACTAAACAATAACAATCTGGCAGCTACATATTGATAATTTGGATTGTCTAGTGATATTAAATCTGAAGCAGACTTAATTAAAATTTGTTGTATATCACTTGTTGACATGCCATCATAAAATTGTAAACCACTATTCATTTCAACTTGTGACGCTGATACACCTTTTATATCTTCAACAGCGAACTCAACCATTTCATGTATTTTTTCAATGCTAAGTGGTTCTAATCCACGACCACCTCTTTTTTCAACGTTTAATATATCTGATGTCATTTAATTTTTTTCCAATGGTTTAGTTTAGTGAGAGCACTTAATTGTGAGTAACTATTATCTGTTATTATATCTTTTATTTGTAATTTTGTCAAGCCACTAATTATCATATCATTAATATCTTTTAGTGTTTGATCTTCAGGCCATATGACAATGTTGAATCCATTATCAATCATTTTATACATACGGTTTATAATTTCTTTGTTTCTTGGTTCGTTGTCAAATATATAGGTAATTTTATTATTAGGTACCTTGTTATTTAACATTAAATCTGCACCAGCAGCTGCGATACAGTTGTCTATAAACAAAGCGTCTATAGGTCCTTCCACTATATATACATGATCTTGAAAATTTATACGTTCTAAACCAAATACTTTTTGTTTATTTTCATCTAGTTTAATTGTTAAGTATTTAGGATTTTCTTTACCTAATGCACGACCTTGAAACGCAAATAAATCACCAGTTGTATTATAAAAAGGTATTACTAATCTTTCGTGATCATTTTGAGTTTTATATGTGTTTGGTTTAATTTTGTTTACTAACTCCTCAAATTTATCAGTATAATATAGTTTATCATAAAACTTTTCAGGTATCTTTCTTTTCTTTACGTAAATTTTTGCTGTATGTTCATCATCTAATTGTTCTATGGTTTTTAATGAGTCTAGTATACCAATGTTTTTAAATACAGGTTTTTCAAACTCCCAATCTGGTTTCTTTGTAGATGGTGCCGACCCCTTATATCTTTCTAATAGATATTCTTCGTACATTTTAGGATCAACATACTTTAAAAAATTAGAGAAGTTTTGGCCTTGACCACAGTTATGACATTTAAAAAACATGTCATTTTTTACTCTGTAGAAATACGCCCTTGCTTTTGTTTTGGATTTTTCTGAATCTCCACAATGTGGACATCTGAAATTAAATAGATAGTCAGTTTTCTTCTTAAACTGTCCTAATCTACCTGAGAGGTTGTTAATAAACTTTAGATCAATATAACTAGACATAGTAAATACACTATACTAGATTATACTCTAAATGTCAAGCCTGATTTTAATTTAAAAATGAGAACCAGGAGGTCAATCCGTTCCTAGATAGTGATAATGCTGTTACAGCTTCCATTGCCAGAAAGGCACCGATGATTATCCATTTGTATTTTTCTAATAAACTTACCCGATTACCCATGTTTTTCTTCAAATCCTTTATCTCGTTCATTATTCTGGTCTCGGAATTAATATTCTCTGTTTTTCGTTCTTTTATCTCGTTTAATAGTCTATGCTCTGATTCTTCTATTAGTTGTCTAGTCTCGTTTTCTAACGTTGATGTCTCACTAGCTCTAATTTTAAGTTTTGAGAATAT